GCCACGCCATCCTCACCTATCCACCAATCTATGAACTCTGCCACCCAGGAATATGGGTCAGGGTTACATGTAGCAAAAATCCTGTTGCGTATGTTTTTAGAGTTTCTGTTACATGTGAGAAGATATTTGAAATATTTATATGGCATCTGTGTCACCTCATCAATGCCTATATATGGTATTTCCCTACCTTGGAACCTGTCCTTAAACTCTTCATAGGAAGCGTCTTTGAAGTAACGGAAAAATATAGAGCCCCCACTAAATAATTTCCATGACATGTCGTCTGCCGAGCGGTTATAAGTGCCGAATGGTTGATAAAGGCTATTTGCAGTATCTATGAGTGTCTTAAAATCGTCTTTTTCTTTTCTTAATATGTACGCCACAAAGAAAGGGTTACGTATATCTTTTATAGCCTCTTCTATGAGTGCAAAAGACTTTCCACCTCCCCTTTTTCCTCCATAGAATATTATGTCCGCCGTTGAAGCCAAGGCCAGCTCTTGCCCCCCTACTTGCGGCACTATATATTTGTGTGGCTCATTAAGGGAGCGTATGTGTTCTATATACTCATGGGAAATAATTCTTTTCCCATCCCTTGTCTTATAATCGGTATATTTCTCCATAAATTAGTGCAAAGTTACGATTTTTTTTTTAAAATTCATACAAGCATAGCTTTTTTTTCGTAACTTTGCATAATAAAACATGGTTGTTACTTTATATAACAATAATGTTATATAACAAATATGTTACTTAATCGGGGAAAAACCCCATAAAATAAAAACAATGGAAGAAAAAATCTACCAAAAACTAATCGCAGGGTTGAAAAACAGCCCACTGTCAGACCGCACTATAAGGTCAAAAGCTCAGAGAATGGCAAAGAAAATTACAACAGATGAACAATTGACAGAAGATGTTGTAAACGAAGCTATTGAGGATTTGAAGGAATTGGGCGGACAACTGAACAAAGATGTAGCCGATAAGGTGAAAGAGCAAGTAGAAAAACTACATAAGCCCCCTGCACCACAAGTATCACCAACCCCTCCGATATCTAATGAACCAGACAAAGATTTGGTAAAGAGAATAGCGGATGTAGAGGCAATGCTCAAAGAGTCACAACGACAATTAAAAAAGGAGAGGCTCTTGGAACAGACAAAGACACTACTAATGGCACAGAACGCAAATAAGGATTATATTCTAAGGAATGTTCTTGCAAAGGTAGAGGTTGCCGAAGATGATACTGCTGAAACATTGGCTACAAAATGTATCCCTTTGTACGACAAAGAATACAAGGAGGCTTATGGCGAAGGCGCAATACCAAGAAACGCAAATGGCGATAATGGTGCTGCTGCCGAGGCTAAAAGGGCACAACTACTTGAATTCAAGAAGTCAAAGGAAACGAAAAAATAATTATTAACTAAAACATTAAAAATTTATGTTTAACACTTTTGGCTCAACAACCACAACCATCGGGGGCGGTATCCCCGTATGGAAAAAGGTTGAGGACAAGCTGACAAGCGGTGCGAAATTGGGCGTTGTTCCTGCTATTGGTTCTGTTCTCCCTGCTGGTACTCCAGTTGTGGTGGATAAAGTTGGCGGAACGGCTATGCCTATTGCTTTCTACAAAACTGCTGCTGCTGTTGTCGCTACCCCTGCCTCTCCTGCTGTAAAAGGTGTGTATGCTCTTGAAATAGAGCAGAACGCTGCTAACACAGACACCATTGCTATTGGAGGCGTGACCTTTGAATTCGTTACTACACCTGCCACTGGCAAGGTGACTATCGGTGACAATGCGGGTGCTACTGCTACTGCCCTGCAAGTGCTTATCGCTGCTAACGAAACCCTTAACGCTGTGTATGATACTGCTGTTGCAGGTGACACTATCCTCTTTACCCAAAAGGTAGGCGGAACAGGTGCAGAACCTGCTATCGTGGTGACACAAGCAAGTGCAGGTAAAGGTCTTGAGGCTTATATCTCTACCATTACTGTTGGTTCTGCTGCTGTTGGTAGCATCACCAGTACCGAGATAGTTATCGTAGCTAAAGACAACTACGAAGCCCCTATCGTTGGTGACAAAATCAAGGTTCTCTCTACTGGAGTTGAACTTACTGTATCTGGTGTTGGTGCGGTGGATAATGACACCATCACACTTCTTGTATCTACTATCACAGCAGGTATCCCTAAAGATGCTATCTTGTATCTCTCGGAACACGCTACTGTTGATATTGATGTTGAGAATCTCGCAGGACTCACAGAGAACGATGTATATGCAGAGACAGGTACTACTTATGCTACTGTTGCTGTTGTGACTTCGGGTACTGTATATGCAGACCGAGTACCTTTTGTTCCGCAAGAGGTTAAATCATATATCCCTAACATAATTTTTGAAGGAGGAATCTAATTATGGCTGATATAAGAGATGCTGCATATTATGACCTTGTAGGTCGCTCTTTGGCAGGTATAAGCTACCAAGAGTTTGTAGATACTGTCTTTGCAGACAAGTATAATGCTCCTGATACAAGCGGTTTCGTTTGGGATGAAGAGATACAGATGGACTTTACATACCACCAGCTACAAGCTGAGCTTGGTATATATGCTATGGCTACCTATGTTGATTTAGATTCTCCTGCACCACTTCGTAGTGTAGATGGTGTTGAGATTAACACAGGCAAGATTCCGAGAATGAAACACGGATTTAAGTTAAATGAGAAAATTATCCGTGAACAGATGATAATGGCAGGAAAGGGTGCTTTTGATGCTGCCGCAGAGAACGCTATTTTGACCGTGCTTTATAATAGTACTGACAAGCTCATTGGCGGTAACTACAACACGCTTAAATACCAGAGACATCAAGCAGTTTCAACAGGTAAATTTACCTTGTTAAATACTAATAATCCACAAGGTCTCCAAAATGTAACCTTTGATTTTAAGGTTCCTCCTGGAAATATAACCACAAAGACATCAACCGCCCGTTGGTGGACTGACGACGCATATACCACTGAGGGTTCCGCTTCAGACCCCGTAGCCGACCTTGTGGCTCTTGTAAAGGCCGCAGAAGATGCTTATGCCCCGGTTGGAGTTATTGAAGTTTCGCAGAAGTGCTTTACACGCTTCTTGGGACATTCTAAGGTGCGTATTGCATTGGGTTACTACTATAATCCAGAGGCTGCCTCAGATACTATTGCAAGTAACATTGCTAAGAGACTGTCAAAGGAAGAATCGAGGGTTCTGCTTGAAAGAAAGTTGGGTTATCCTATCCATATCATTGATTCTGTTTCTGAAGTTGAATCCTATGATAAGGCTACTAAGTCTATTGTTAAGACACGGCTCAGCTCATTTGATGAGGATGCTTGGGTTCTTATGCCTGATGGTGAGATTGGGACAATTAAGGCCGTACAGCCTATTATTATTCCTGACCCTGCTGCACGTATAGCCCTCTACGATGGAGGTCGTACAGTCCTGACACAAACATTTGATGCTAAGAATAAGTATCAATATATTGAGTCAGAACTTACCGCACTATGTGTACCGAACAGAACTCAGTATATGTATTACCTTAACATAAAATAATATGGCACTCACCATTTCAGAATATATAATCGGTTCGGTGGGTTTTGATATACCAGACACAGCACTCGCCTTTATATACCATAAAAGGTCTGTAGTAGGTGAGGCGGATGTCTCTACAACTACTCAAAAAACACTAAACCTCTGTGTTGCTGACGCTTTACGGTGGGCAATAACTATGCCGAGTGGCAGTAAACGTGTCGATGATGCCGATGCTGGGTGGAAACATTCAGAATCCTCAGCCTCATTTTCCTCTGCCGATAAGGCTATGTGGCGCAAGATGGCCGATGATATATATGTGGCAAATGGGGAGCAACCAATAAGTACAGGACTAAAAATACACAGGCTATGACAATAAGTAATCCTCGTTATCCGCACAGCATAAGAATCACTCGTAATGTTAGTTCTACATATGACCCATTTAATGATGCCAATAGCACCAACACTGAGGTTGAAGTATATAATGGTGAAGGGCGAAATTACAAGGCGAATAATACTAATCCATCTAACGGAGTACTTGTATCCGACTATGCGGTCTCAATTCCATTCGTAGAGATAGAGATAAGGGCAGGGGACAAGATACGGGTGATAGATAGGATGAGGGCGTTGCCAGATGCGAAGATATTGGAGGGTGAAGTTGTCGATGCCTATTTGGGCAATATGGGATTAACAGTATATTGGAATAAGGTAAACACCTAATGGACAATAAGAAGGCGATACAAGAAGGGATGGCAAAGTTCTATCGCATGCTTTATGAAAGGGCATATGATGCTTTTATAGGTATAGGAGATGATATTTTGCATGATGCTCAAGTATCTGCCGAATATCATAATCTAACAGGAAATACCCTTACCTCTTTGGCTTTTGGGCTGTATCAAAATTACCAACTTGTAGATGTTACCTTTTTAGATGGTGTAAAACCTGCTATACGGCGTAAGCTGAGAAAAGAGGAATGGTTTAGAGGGAGAACTTATGATAAGGTCTACAGAAAGTTTCAAGGTACAGTAGAAACTGATGGAGGTTGGGGGACAAGTACTTCGATGCAATTTTTGAAGACATTTAAACCAATACAGCCATATTCTATTGTAGTATGTACAGGTACTGAATATTCAGAACTGCTTGAAAACGAAAAAGACTTAAATGTACTTACCGATACAAAACAATATACCGCAGCAAGGGGGTTATCAATGTTTCGCAATGGTTTTAAAAAGATTAAATAATGGATATAGGAAATTATAACATTGGCGATTTAACACAGGTAGTTTATAACGCAATGTCGGGAGTGAGTGCAAACATATTTACTGATAGACCACTTACCACACCAGACGGGATGAACGACTTTGTCGTAGTAAAATTTCCAACCTCTATTTATAATCGATTAGGAACAGGTTTTACCTCTTGTCGCATCTCCCTTTTTGCCCGTGATGTAACGGTAAATAATATTACTTATGAAAACATAAGTAAACTAAAATCAATGCAGACCGCAGTTTACGCTAAGCTGCCAATAACAAATACTAAATGTATTATAGGCAACCCTACCCCAATAAATGTAGGAAGCGACAAACTTGGTTTTCATTGTATTCACATAAATTGTGACGTAACAATAATTTAATTTTATAAAAACTATGGCAATTAAAACTTTGGCTGAAGTAAAAAAGCTATTTAATGGCGTATCTTCTGTCCGTTTTGCAAAGACAGTACAAGCAACTCTCGCAACTGCTGCTTGGGACTTTGAACTGCCTATTGCGAATGATTCACTAAACATAACTCAAGCCGCAGGTACGCTCAACACCACTAAGGTATTTGGCTTAGCTGGGGCTTGGACTATAACTGGTCAACCGGGGAACATAACTATTGATATGTTTCTTCCAACTATTCACGACGACTTGATGGGAATATTCTACACTAAGAATTCTACTTCATTATCTACTGCTGATGAGACAGTCGGTAATGTGACAGGTACTTTTGCGGGGTATGGATATTTTCTCACCAACGAGATGCTTGAAGGTTCTGCAATGATTATCTCTGAAAATAGACAATATGCTTTGTTCTTGAAGCATGTTCAGGGGTATCCTTCACTTGTGTTCGACTCCCCACTTGATAAACCTATGGGCGTTAATTTGAGTTTGCAAATTGTCGGTGGAAACAGCGAAGCAGATATCGCTCTATTGACATGGACTCCTAAGACACCTTAATGTGTAAATGGAACAGTAAATAAAAAAAGGGTGGGGGAGGATAATTGCTTGCCCCTCCCTTTTAAAATAAATTTTAAAATAAATAAAGACATGTTTGTATTAAGAGAAATTTTAAATTCAGGAGAAGAGATAAATCATCTCCTTGGCAATTCTTATTCCCTTTTTCGCAGGGGACAAGAATCATTTGAGACATATAATAAAGAAGAAGGCTTTGCCGATTCTGTTGTTGCCGTTATCGTAACTGACGATAGTTATTATCCTATTATATTGGGTCGTCGTGCTTATATTATGCAGGAAAATGGTGCTACCTTCGCAAGGGTGGATATACCTCTTCCATCACGGAAGGATATAGAGCGTACAAGAGAGGTATGGGATAGTAATAAAAATAAGGAGGGTTGGTAATATGGCAAATATAGAAGACGAGAGGCAATTGAGTAGTATTGCAAATGACGAGAAAGAGACAGTGTTACTTGGCAATAAAAAAGTCCATATAGGATGGTTGAAGAGGGGGACTTTACGTAAGTTTTCCTCAATTATGGTTGATAATAGGACTGACCCAAAGAGTGAGAGCCAGGTAACATGCAAGTTAGCTGCCTGTGTTGTGGCAAATGGATTTTTCAGGATAAAGTTTATCTATCCCTTACTTTGGCGTTGGTACTATTATATAAAGCAATACGACGACAGTGTGTTGCTACCCATAATAGAGATGGGTAAAAAAAAAGTTCAGCTAACGGAGTATTACTCAATTATGATGTTAGCCCAAGGCTTGAAAGATACTCTTCAGACGATGACGAGGGAAGAAGCAAATCGTATCCTCCAAGAACTTTCATCGGCACACAGGGAATGATAGCCGAAAAGCAAGGATGGCTATTTGCACCGAGAAACATATTTGGCTTTTCAATACCACAATGGGGATATAATTGGGGATATTCCAATGCTTACCTGGAAATACTTATTACCGACACAGTTATACTTGACTTTGGGGATAAAAAGAAGATTACCAAATATGACATAGAGAAAACCAAGGAGGTTTGGAATAGAAATAAAAAAATAGAAAACGCTGGCTGGGGTACAGTCAAAAAAAAATAAACGGATATGGCAGACTTGGGTAATTTGTTTTTCAGCTTAGGACTTGACACAAGAAACATTGATGCCGCCTGGAAGAAGGCTTTTGAGAAGTACAGCAAGGAGGCAAAGATTAATATTCAATTTGACTCAAAGAATTTTGCCAAAGAGATGGAGTCCCAAAGGGTTCTCCACAAGAAGAATATGGATGCCCTCTCCATCGAGAAGAAGATGAAGATGGATGCCATAGCACTCAAAGAACGTGAGGCTCTTATGGCTGAACGCATACACACACAGGAGGCAAGGACACAGGCTGTAAGGGAGAAAGCTGCCAATACCATAAAAAATACAAATTCTGTACTAAATACACAACAACGTATTTTACAAAACATCCATACTATTGCAGCGTCTTATATATCTCTCTTTGCCGCAGCAAGACTTATAAAAAATCTTGTCACAGTAAGTGGGGAGTTTGAGATGCAAAGGGTGTCCTTACAGGCTATCTTGAAAGACCTGGAAGGGGCTAATAAAATCTTTGACCAGATAAAAAAATTAGCCGTACAGTCCCCATTTCGATTTAAGGATTTGATAAGTTATACAAAACAGTTATCGGCTTTTTCTATACCGATGAACGAGTTGTATGACACAACAAAAATGTTGTCCGACGTATCCGCTGGACTTGGTGTTGGCATGGACAGATTGGTTCTTGCATATGGGCAAATACGAGCTGCAAGCGTGTTGAGAGGGCAGGAGGTGAGGCAACTCACAGAAGCAGGTATCCCTGTCATTGAGGAGTTAAGAAAGAAATTTGAGGAATTGGGGGAGACAGGTATTACTGCCTCAGATGTCTTTGATAAAATTTCTGCAAGGCTTGTTCCTTTCTCTATGATTAAAGAGATGTTTACAGATATGACCTCAGAGGGTGGTAAGTTCTACAAGATGCAAGAGATACAGGCAGAGACACTGAAAGGTAAGATATCTAATTTAAGAGATGCTTATCAAATAATGTTTGCCGAGATAGGAGAAAAAGGAGATAAGATATTTAAAGGCTCCGTAGATACAATAAGATGGCTCATCACTAATTATGAAAAAGTAGGGCAGACTATTCTTGAACTTGTAGCAGTATATGGCACTTATAAAGCCAGCTTAATAGCTCTTACCACATATCATAAGCTCTATGCCGCTTCTGTTCTATATAGCGCCGCTACCGCTACTTCGTTAAATGTAGCCCAATTGGCATTAAGTGCTACAACAAACATGCTTGCCGCAGCACAAACAAGGTTAAACCTGGCTATAATGAAAAACCCATATGT